AGATACTCCCTTTATGCCACAAAGTCCTTACGCTATTGCTAAATTAGCTGCGCATCATTTAGTAAGAAACTATCGCGATTCTTATGGTGTGTTTGGGTGCTGCGGTATTTTGTTTAATCATGAAAGCGAAAGGCGTGGCGAAAATTTTGTTACACGTAAGATTACTAAATATATTGCAAGTCTAATGGGGGGATTGCAGGAGGCGTTGTCTAATATAGAAGACGTATATGAATATAATGATGACATGTTAGCGTGGCCACCTCCAATTGATGCAAAGAAACAAATTTGTACATATCCAAAACTAAGACTTGGTAATTTAGACGCCCGTAGAGATTGGGGACATGCGGAAGATTATGTACGTGCTATGTGGCTAATGTTACAAAAGAATGTGCCTGATGATTATGTAATAGCTACAGGAAAAACATATTCCGTGCGTGAGTTTTTAGATGAGGCGTTTTTGTATGTAGGTATAGACGATTGGACTGATTATGTAGTTGTTGATCCTAAATTCTATAGACCAGCTGAAGTAGATTACTTATTAGGTGATTCTAGTAAAGCGGCTATTGAACTTATGTGGAAGCCTGACGTAGACTTTACAGCATTAGTGAGAAGGATGGTACAAAACGATGTCGAACAAGAGAGACTACAACGATCCAGTCTACAAGGACTTTCGCATCAAGGTGCTGAAACGAGATAAGTTTACATGTAAGATGTGTAGCAAAAGAGGCAAACGGGCTAGGTTAAATGTTCATCATATAAAAAAATGGTCTTCGGCGTCTACATTAAGGTACGAGATTAGTAACGGAATCACTTTGTGCTATGCTTGCCATAAAAGTATAAGTGGCAAGGAGCGACATTATGAATCATATTTTTATCAGTTGATAAGTAAATGAAAATACCAAATTATACAGTGCTTAAAGACACCCGAGAACAAAGCGGGTGGACATTTCAGGAATACGATAAATGTAGTGGTATGGAGCTGAGCACGCTTCATACAGGAGATTATACTATTAAAGGTTTTGAAGAAGTAGTATGTATAGAAAGAAAAGCAAGCACTTTAGAGATTGCAGGTAATTTAGGGAAGAATAAGAATAGGTTTCATAATGAGATGAAAAGGATGCAAGAGTTTCCTTTTGCTTTTTTGGTTCTTGAATTTTCAGCTTCAGATCTCATTAACTATCCTTGTAATGTAAAATTGTCAAGACAGCAAAAGTCGAGGATTCGTGTTACAGGTAAGTATTTGCTTAAGTCTATATTGGAATTCCAAATTTGGTATAATATCAATATATTGTTTTGCGATAACAAGCAAAATGCTTTTTTAGTTACTAATAGCATTTTTAAGCGGTTAAACGAGCTGTTTCACAGCGGAGACAATAATGGCCAGAAAGAAACTTCCAACTAAAGTATATGTACTAGGACATGAATATATAGTCGAGGAAATGTCAGAGAAACTATTTAAGGAACGTGAGGCGTATGGAGACTGCTGTAACGATCAAAAGAAGATTAGAATATATTGTGGGGTGGCAGAATCGGTTATCCGAGATACGCTACTGCACGAGATATTACATGCTATGTGGCATTTAACCCACATACAAAATCATGATGAAGAGGAGAAAGTGGTTTCTAGAATTTCAACATCCCTAATAGGGTTTTTAGATGATCCTAGAAATGAAAAAATAATAACTCTTATAATGAACATTTAAATGATAGATAATAAACAGAAGTTGGATGATGCTTGGCTAGGGATTAACGTAGACGAAAACGAACTATTTAATCCTATGAACTTTGTCTTTCAGGATGATAAAGATAAACTATTAGAACGTATAGCATGGCTAATGATGCGGCCAGAGTATTTTTCATTTGCGTGTAAGCATCTTCTTAATATAGAGCTTTCGCCATTTCAGTCACTTATTTTGCATGAAATATGGAATCGTAAATTTCCCATGTTGATTGGTAGTCGTGGTATGGGAAAATCTTTTTTGCTATCCGTATATCCTATTTTACGGGCGTTGTTTATACCGAACAGAAAAATCATTGTTGTTGGTGCCGCCTTTCGTCAGTCTAAAGTTTTGTTTGAGTATATGGATACAATTTGGAAGAATGCGCCAATCTTGCGTGATTTATGTGATCAAAATAGTGGTCCTAGAAGAGATGTGGATCGGTGCGTAATGCATATTAATCAAAGCACTATCACCTGTCTTCCTTTAGGCGATGGTTCTAAGATTAGAGGTCAGCGTGCTAATGATATTATTGCTGATGAATTTGCATCTATACCTCGTGATATTTTTGAAAACGTTGTTGCTGGTTTTGCGGCTGTTGCTTCTTCTCCGATTGAAAAAATCAAAATTAAGGCGCGTAAGAAAAAAGCTGAAGAGCTGGGCGTTGATGATGTTAGCCTGTCATTTTCTTCCGAAGACGCTATGGGAAAATCTAACCAGATTATCTTGTCAGGTACAGCATATTATGATTTCAATCATTTTGCTGACTATTGGAAAAGATATAAGTCAATTATTAAAAGCAAGGGAGAGTACCGTAAGCTCCAAGAAATTTTTGGCGAAGATGTACCAACAGACTTTGACTGGACAGAGTATTCGGTTATTAGAATGCCCGTAGACCAATTGCCTGATGGTTTTATGGATGATGGTCAGGTAGCTCGTTCTCGCGCCACAGTACATTCCGGTATTTTTCAAATGGAATATGGGGCCTGCTTTACTACAGATAGTCAAGGGTTCTTTAAACGAAGCCTGATAGAGTCCTGTGTAGCCTCTCCTACTGACCCTATTAATCTACCCAGTGGTCCTGTTTTTTTTGAAGCCCAACTTTTAGGAGATCCCACTAAGAGATATGTATACGGAGTTGACCCCGCTTCTGAGGTCGATAATTTTAGTATAGTAGTTATGGAACTGTGGGAAGACCATAGGAGAATAGTTCACTGCTGGACAACCACCCGCAAACAACATAAAGAAAAGCTTAAATCAAAATTAGTAGATGAAGATGATTTCTATTCTTATTGTGCAAGAAAGATTAGAGATCTAATGAAGGTATTTCCGTGTGCTGAGATTGCTCTTGATGCTCAGGGTGGTGGTATAGCTATCATGGAAGCGTTGCATGATAAAGATAAGATTAGAGAAGGTGAAGTTGCTATTTGGCCAACAGTAGACGAGAATAAGGAAAAGGATACTGATGATGAAGTCGGATTACATATTTTAGAGCTATGTCAGTTTGCTAAGGCTGATTGGCTAGCAGAGGCTAATCATGGATTAAGAAAAGATTTTGAAGATAAGCTTGTTGCGTTACCATACTTTGATAGTGTGAGCTTGGGGCTTTCGTTTGAACACGACAAGGCTGAAGGTAGAATATATGATACGTTGGAAGATTGTGTAATGGAAATTGAAGAACTTAAAAATGAACTAGCTATGATAATCATGACCCAAACTACGACAGGGCGTGAAAGATGGGACACTCCTGAAATTAAGGTTGCCTCTGGTAAAAAGGATCGTCTTAGGAAAGATCGTTATTCTGCGCTTATTATGGCCAACATGTCTGCCCGTCGTTTGCTCTTCGCAAAACCGCCAATACAATATGAATCTACAGGAGGCTTTGCTCAATCTTCTGGTTTTAATAGAGACGATGGACCTCTATATCATGGTCCTCAATGGTGGACGCAAAAAATGCACGATATTTATTGAAGTGTGTATATGAATACGCAGTCGTATTATCAATACAATTAATTGGAGATCAATAGCAATGTCAAAAGAATCTAGTTTCCTGACGTGGAGTGGCGACTCTGAAAGAGAGAAAGCGTATGCCGAAGCCTCTGATAATATTCAGTCTTATGATGGTATTCAGAAAGCTGTTGCGTGGGGACGAAGAACTAGTTATATAGATATTGAACCTAATAAATCTGTTAGAACAAGTTTTAATAGAGACGACTACAATCGCTTCCGTCCCGGAGAAGCCGTACCAGAATATCAAAAGCGTATTCTAAAAATGTGTATGGAAGCTTATGACAGAGTAGGTATTATTAGAAACGTTATTGATCTCATGGGAGATTTTGCCGCACAAGGTATTACGATTGTCCATCCCAATAAGAATATAGAGAGATTCTATAGGAAGTGGTTTCATCAGGTATGTGGAATTGAGCGATCAGAAAGATTTTTGAATTATCTGTATAGATGTGGTAATGTTATAGTTAAACGTCGAACTGCTAAGATTAGCAAGAAGAAAGAAAGAGAACTTCGTAAAGCGTCTGCTTCTGATATACTTATTAAAGAAATAGACCCCAAGAAAAGAGAAATCCCTTGGCAGTATGATTTTCTCAATCCTCTAGCGGTTAATGTAAAGCATGACCCTATTGATTCGTTTACAGGTAAACCTAGATATGTGTTAAGTTTATCAAAGAGCACATATCAAGCCTTGACACAAAGTAGTAATCTTGATCGTAATGTATTTACTGAGTTGCCTTCTGATCTATTGACCAAATTGCAGAAAGGAGACAGGTTTATAGACCTTGATCCTGATAAGATTAGCGTCTTCTTTTATAAGAAAGACGATTGGAACTTATGGTCTAACCCCATGATTTATGCCATTTTAGATGACATTATCATGCTGGAAAAAATGAAGCTTGCTGATATTGCCGCGTTGGATGGAGCTATTTCCAATATTAGATTATGGAAGCTTGGAGATCTGGAACAGAAAATATTACCTACTAAGGCAGCCATTAACAAGCTAAGAGATATCTTAGCCAGTAATGTTGGTGGCGGAACAATGGACTTAGTGTGGGGGCCTGAACTTGATTTCAAAGAGAGTAGCACGCAGGTGTTTAGATTTTTGGGTTCCGAAAAGTACCAACCCGTACTTACTAGTATTTATGCTGGTCTTGGTATTCCCCCTACCCTTACCGGGGCTAACACTGGCGGTGGCTATAGTAACAATTACGTTTCTCTTAAGACTCTTATCGAGAGATTAGAATACGGGCGAGATCTTCTGACGCAGTTTTGGATGCAGGAGATTAAGATTATACAGAAGGCTATGGGTTTTAAGTTTCCTGCACAGATTCATTTTGACTCTATTATCTTGTCCGATGAAGCATCTGAGAAACAGTTACTGATCCAATTAGCTGATCGGGATATTATCTCTCATGAAACGTTATTGGAGAGATTTAGAGAGATGCCGAATATTGAGAAGATTAGAGTTAGACGAGAAGAAAAAGATAGGGCTAATGATACGTTGTCACCAAATAAGGCTGGCCCTTACCATAATCCTCAACATAAAGAGGATATGGCTAAAATCGCCCTGACTAAAGATGCATTAGATCACGAGGAGTATCTTAACCATTTGGGATTACCTCCGGGTTCTATGAATGAAACCGAAGATAAAATACCTCTTAAGGAAAACCCTTCGCGTATTGATGAAAAGCGAGAAGTTGACGAACTACAAAATTCTAAAGATCTTAAAGAAAACCCGGATGGTGGTCGTCCTAGATTTTCCAAAGATCAACAAAAGAGAAAACAAAAACGGGTTTTGCCTAGAAGCAGCGATAGCGTTTCGGTATGTTTATGGGCAGTGAATGCTCAAAAGGAGATATCTGACTTAATTGCTCCTGTAGCCATAAAACACTTTGGAAAGAAGAATGTTAGAAGCTTAACTAAGTCTGAGTTTGATGAACTAGAATATCTCAAACTATGTATATTGACAGGCATGACACCTTATATGGATATAACTCCTGAGCTAGTTCAGAACCTGCTTGACAATCAGACTAAACCCTCTGTTGGGTTTACTTCTTTGGTGACAGCCTCTATAAGAGAGTTTTCTAATTTGAATAATAGAAAACCAAATGTCAATGAAATGAGATATATATATGCTTCCGCTTTCTCGGAATTAGCCAGTTTTTAATTAAAAAAAACTTGCTATATATTTTTTTTGTGTATTATGAAGTGGAGGTATAATAAATGGAAATTAAAGTATATAAATCTGAAGCCGATGCTGGACTTAGCGATGCGATTATTAAAAACTCTACAATCGCCTATTGCTCTCCAGCTACAACATATAATCCGTCCGAAGCAGAAATGCTGAAAACCCAAGCGTTTTTGGCTAAAGCCGAAGACGAAAAGCAGATTGATTTATATTATTTACAATCTGTCCTTGTAAGTACTGGTTGGAATAAGAACGACGACGTTTTTGATCCGCAGGAAACTTGGGCGGCAAGAAAATCTCCAGAAGATAAACAATTTAATTATATGCACAATGAGAAGGATATTATTGGTCATATAACTGCTAATTGTGTTGTCGATTTTGATGGTAATGGGATTGACGATGGTGTTGATTCCAAAGAGGTTCCCAGTGACTTTAATATAATAACTAATGCGGTTTTATATACGTCGTGGGGCGATCCTAATTTGAGAGAAAGAATGTCACAGATTATTGCGGGGATAGAAAGTGGAGAGTGGTTTGTCTCCATGGAATGTCTTTTCCCGCATTTTGATTATGCTCTGGAGAGTTCGGAGGGAGAAACCAAAATAGTCCATCGTGAAGAAGCTTCCGCTTTTCTCACACAGCATTTGAGAGCTTATGGTGGGAGTGGCGAATATGAGGGTTATAAGGTTGGTAGACTATTAAGAAATATATCGTTTTCTGGTAAGGGCTTGGTTGCAAGACCTGCTAATCCTCGTAGCGTTATTCTCAATGGAAATAAGGATTTCAATGCATCTAAATCTCAAATACTAACTGTATCTTCAATGAAGGAGAATCCAATGTCAGATATTCTAGAAAAACAGGTTGAGGAGCTGAAGGCTGAGTTGTCACAGGCCCAACTTGAGAATGAGACCATGAAACAAGAAGTGGAAGCTCAGAAAGACGAAGCTATTAAGGCTACTATAACTGAGAAGGAAGAGGCTTTGGCCGATTTCCAGACACAGTTGGATGAAGCTGCCGCGAAAGTGGAAGAGCTTCAAAAAAGCCTTTCTGATGTAACTACGCAGAAAGAAGAGTATGAATCTAAGATTCAGGCTATGGAGCTTGAGGCTTTGACTGCCAAGAGACAAGGCGATCTCGTTAGTGCTGGTCTTGAGGAAGCCGAAGCTAAGGAAGCTGTTGAAAAATTTGCTTCTTTAGAAGATGAAGCATTTGAGCAAATTGTGGCTCTTATGAAGAAGAAGGCTAAAAAGGAAGAAGACGAAACGGAAGAGGAAGCCGCGCCAGCTATGGAGCAAAAGGCGTCAGAAGAGACGGAAGAAGAGACAGACGAAGCCGAAGCAGAAGCTGAAGCCGAAGTTATTGAGGAAGCCGAAGAGGTCGTGGAAGCGGCTCTCGCGGAGACTGCTGACGATGATCCGGTTGCCGAACTTAGGTCGTCTGCGAGCGAATGGTTTGGCGCTTTGCTCAAATCTACTCCTAAAGCCGAGTAAATCAGAATTCACATAAAGGAGAATTTAAATGGCTCTAAAATCAGATCGTAACGAATTTCAAACTGACATTAGTTTTTTTATGAATGAAACCGCCACTAGGGGCGGGGTTGTATCTTACAGCACGGGTGGCTCTGGTGCCGCTATGGATCAGGGGCAAGCTCTGTGTACTTACGCAGCGAATGCTTCGGGTCAGGTACCTCTCGGTCTCTTGCTGAATGATATGGTTAATATCGACCTTACCCGTCAACACCTTAACTGGCATAAAGACGAGGTTCAAAAGGGCGGTAAAGTTACTCTCCTTCGTAAGGGTTGGGTGGTAACGAGTAGTATTGAAGGTGCTGATCCTGCCGCTGGAGGCTTAGCTTTTGTTGCACATAGTGGTAATGTTGCCGCTAGTGATCTCATGAGAGATGATGCCGATATGGACGGTCAAACTCGTATTGTCGGACGTTGGTTGTCATCACCTGACCAAGATGGCTATGCTAAGTTGGAAGTTAGCTTACCTAACGTTCATCCCGCCAGTGGATACCATTAACATAACCTATAAAGGAGAATAAATATGACAATGAAAACCCGTCCCTCAGAAGAATTTATCGATCTACTTAAAAGATCTGGTAGTTCTGATAAAGCAGTTGCTATCGAAGCCCAGCGTGAAATCGCGAAAGCTCTTGAGCTTCCGCTTCGCAAAGGTGTTTTGTTTGGCGATATCGTGACAGGCATTTTTGAATCTATGCCTCTCGAACCGGGCGCTGCCCCCGAATTTCCTCTGGATCTTCTTGCTCCGGGAACTGAGAATGAGCACATTGCTTATACGAATCCCGGTCATGGTAGAATTCCTGAACGGCACGTTGAAGGCGACTACGTGATGGTTAATACTTACGGTATTACTAGCTCGATTGATTTCTTGCTTAAGTATGCCCGTGAAGCTAACTGGAACGTTTTGGCTCGTGCCATGCAGGTTTTAGAGGGTTCGTTTGTTAAGAAGATTAACGATGACGGTTGGCATACATTGTTGGCTGCCGCTGTTGATCGTAATATCTTGGTGTATGATGCTGATGCTGCCGCTGGTCAATTTACCAAACGGCTTATCAGTCTCATGAGAACTGTTATGCGTCGTAATGGTGGTGGTAATAGTGTGACCGCTCCGGGTCGTATGACCGACCTCTACTGTTCGCCTGAAGCTATTGAAGATATTCGTAACTGGGGTATTGATCAGCTTGACGAGATTTCTCGTCGAGAAGTGTATCAGTCATCTGACGATGGTGCTCCTCTTACTCGTATCTTTGGTTGTAATCTTCATGATATCTTTGAACTTGGCGATGGCCAAGAGTATCAAGATTACTTCATCAATGATCTTGGCGGTTCACTCCAAACGAGTGATGTCGAATTGGTCGTTGGTGTTGATCAGGTTAACACTGACAGTTTCGTTATGCCTCTTAAGCAGCAAGTCCAAGTCTTTGAAGACGAGGCACTGCACAGGCATCAACGACAGGGTTACTACGGATGGGCTGAGATTGGCTTTGGTGTCCTTGACAACCGAAGAATTCTCGCGGGGTCCTTCTAAAACCCTTTTACGCCAAGAGAAAGCCGTCCTAGAAATAGGGCGGTTTTTTTTATATATTGTGTATCTAATAGTGATATAATCTATTATTAGGAGACAATATGTTTGGTGAATTTTCTTTTTCAGAAGCGCCATTTGCAACCACTGAAGGGTTAGGCACGGTGTTTCCTAGTATTGCTCCTGATATTATATATTTCAATGGTACTATATTAACTTATCCATTATCGGTTAATAAATTAGCCGCATTTAATATGTCTTTGAATAAAATTGTTGATCATAATTCAAAGCTAAACAAGATGGCCACTTTTACAACGGAGAGATAAAATGACTCAATTTTGTGTTAATATCGTTGATGCTGATGTTTCTAGAGTAGTAGCCGCAATGTGTGATACTTATGGATATCATGTTATGGTGGACAATCCTGACTTTAACCCTAGTGAAGAGGAAGGTCCCGATAACCCTCGCCAAATTACAAATCCTGAAACCCATAATGAATTTGCTAACAGAAAAACTCGTGACTTTTTAATGGAAGTTACGGTGTCTCATGAACTTAAAAATGAAAGAAATAATTTACCTCAACCTACGCCACCCAATATTACCGATCCTGCGGAATAATTACTAGCGTAATTCAGTTGTCCACATTAGATCTCACATAGGGTGACATTATGGCTCTTATCATTAAAGATAGGGTAAAGCAAACTACAGGTACTAAAGGTACAGGAGCCCTAGCTTTAACAGGTCTTCTTGGTGGTTTCCAGCCCTTTTCTGGCGTTATGTCAGATGGCGATACTACTTATTATGCTATTCATGAAAGTGGTGGAGCAACCAATCAGTGGGAAATAGGTTTTGGTACGTATACTGTAGCTGGAAACACTTTGTCTCGTAGTGTTATTAGTAGCTCTAATTCTGATAGCCCTTTGGACTTAGTCGGTAGCGGTACTGTCTTTATTACCTATCCTGCTGATAGATCTGTAATTAGAAATGGTGAGAGCCAACTGATTGCAGGCGCGTCAGGAATTATTTTTAGTGATAATAGTACATTTCTTTCTTCAAGTTTGAATGCTTTAAAAGACGCTCAAATTACAGGCACTCCTGCGTCTACAAATCTGTTAGATTTTAATGTGTCTACTCAAAGTCTTTCTCTTGGTGATGGCACATCGTTTCCTGTGTCTGGAAATAATGTCACTTCGGTAGGCTTTGGGGCTGGTTATAATGCAACGACTAATGGTCACACATCTATTGGATATCAAGCCAATTATGCGGGTGGTGATTATAATGCTTCAGTGGGCTATCAGGCTGGTTATGGTAATGCATATGATTATTTAGTTAATGTTGGTTATCAGTCAGCTAAAAATGGTGGTGGCAATAGTTCTATTTGGATTGGTAGACAGGCTGGTATGAGTACTACCTCAGCCGCCTCTTCTATTGGTATTGGACATTTGGCTGGCTATTTAACTACAGCTAATGATTCTATTTATTTAGGAAAACAAGCAGGACAAAGCAATACAACTAATGATCATATTTTTATCGCCAACGATGCTCCGTCTAGTAACGGAACTCTCATTAAGGGCGATATGTCTAATAAGCGTGTAGCTATTGGTAAGGCTGACGTAACACTCTCGACCGATCCGTCTACTGTGCAGGTATATGTTAATGCCTCTACTGACAAAGGTATGATAGTTAGGGGTGCCGCTGGTCAGTCTGCTGATTTAGCTGTATGGCAAAATAATGGTGGTTCTGCTGTTGCTAGCATGACTCCTTCTGGTGTGCTAAATACTTATGGTGTAGTTGCTAGTGGGGCTGGCTTACGGGTGGAAAGATTTACGCCTACAGTTACTACTGATACTCTATATAATATTGGTGGTAATTTATATTGGAATGGAACCCAAGTAGATGCGTCTGCTGATATTGATTATGTATCTGGCGTAGCGGTTTACGCCTCTGGAGAAGCTGTTGGCATAGATTATGTGTCTGGGGTTTCTGTGTATTCGTCGGGACAGGCGATAGATAATGAAAGCGCTATTTCCACTAATACGTCTAATATCTCAACTAACACATCTAACATATCAACCAATACGACCAACATTACCACTAATACTGCTAATGTAACATATGCGTCTGGTCAAGCTATTGCCAATGAATCAGACATTGCAACTAACGTGTCGAACATTTCGACCAATACGTCGAACATCTCTACTAACACTACGAATATTACTAGCAATACCAATATAGCCACCTATGCTTCTGGAGAAGCGGTAGGTATTGATTATGTTTCTGGTGTTGCCACGTATGCCTCTGGCAATACGTCTAATATTGTTTTTGGCTCAAATGTTGAAGGCGATATTCTCTATCATGATGGCACATCATTTACAAGACTTCCTAAGGGTACAGATAGTCATGTACTTACTATGGATGGTAATGTGCCTGCGT